GCGCCATCGGCAAAGGGGTCAAAGAGGAAATCTGCCAGCGAGCTTTGGATGTTGCGTGCCGCCTGCTGGGCGAATTCGTTGGTCTGATCAGTCGCGGCGCCCTGCTGTTCAATGCGCTTTTTATCGACTTTGACCAGGGCATCGGTCAGTTGACCGCGCAGCTTCAATTCTTCTTCGAGATATTTAATCGTTTCTTCGCTGGCGCCATTGGCCTGCGCCATGGCTATCGCATCGGTCAGTCGCGCCTGCGTCACTACCGATAGCTGTGATTCAGTCAGGCCATAGACTTCGGCCTGATTTTCAGCTACCGATATCGAGTCGACCATCTTCTGGCGATGCGTGGTCATCGCCTGGCTGGCGTTTTCCAGCGCGTCGTTGTATTCCTTTTGCTTGGTCAATTCCTTATCGGCGGCGACCAGGAATTGCAGCTTGCCTTCGATCAGGCTGCGCTGGCTGGCGGTGGCCTTGATCGCCCCGCTATCGAGTTGCTGCATGACCTGCGCTGATTCTTTTTCGGCTGCGGTCAGCTTTTCGGTGGTGGCGAGATCAAGGGCGCGCACGGCGATCTGTTTGTCGAGCGTGGCGAGCAGCGCATCGGCCGGGTCGATGGCCTTACTGCTCGTGCCGCCGCCACCTTTGGGTGTAGCGCCAAAGGTCTTGGCATTGAGCGAGGTATCTTTTGGCTTATCCGCGTCGACCTCACCTTTGACGATTTTGTCGCGGCGCTTGATTGAGCTTTTTAATTCGCGCTCGGCAACGGATAGTTGATCCTTGATTTCGTCGATATTGGCGATGCCGAGCGATTCGCCGAACCAGCCTTTTTTCTGCTTGCCGGATTCGGCTTCGCCCAGCTGCTTGCGCAGATCGGCAACTTTGGCGAAGGCTTCATTGGCCGATTTATCGGCGATCTTGCCGGGGTTGATCTCGCCGCCGAAAGCCTTGGTGACGGCGGCGCCGATGCCCATAAAGACACCGGCCAGCACCCCACCCTCTTTCTGGGCGTTGACCATCCAGTCGGTGATGTCCTTGAGCGGTCCGACGACTGCGCCGGCCATTTGGCGCGACAAGGCGCCCCAGGAGGCGGTCAGGCGCTTGAGGTTTTTTTCGTATTCGTCAGCGGCTTTGGCTTGCTCGCTGGTCACCTTGCCGACCAGCTTTTGCTGCTCGGCGAGATCGTGCATGTAGGGGATCAGTTCGGCGGCATTTTTGCCCATGATCGCCAGCAGGGCGGCTGTCTTACCGCCACCATCTGAAAACTTTTCCTGAGCGCGGGCGATTTCGACAAAGGCTTCTGCCGGGTCCATCTGGCGCAGCTTTTGCAGGTCGAGGCCGAGGGCGGCCAGCGCTTTGCCGGCGCCCTTGGATTCGTCGTCCGTGCCGTGCAGCGCCTTATTCAGCTTGACGATGGAATTTTCGATCATGCCGAAATCGCGGTCGCCGATTTTGGCGACACCTTTCAGCGCGGAGAGATTTTCGACCGAGGCACCGGTTTTTTCGGCGGCATCCTTGAGCCCGCCCATGGCGGCGATGGCGCTGTCGATCTGGCTTTTGAAGACGGCCAGCGAGCCGACCCCGGCAAGGCCGGTGGCAGCGAGGGCGATATTTTTGAATGAATTGACGAGGTTGACGCTGGAGCCGGAAACTTTGGAGAGCGCCCCATTGACCGAATTAAAAGCGGCCTGGGTTTCGTCTTTGGCGCTGAGGACGAATTCGGTTTTTAAGGTCATCGCTGAAAGTCTCTTATTTGTATCAGGTCCAGAATTACAGCGTCAGCATCATCAATGCCGAGGTGATCGCAGACCCAGGGCAGCGCCGCCCAATCGATGACGCCGCCCATCAGGTTCCAGGCCATGACCGAGGCGCGGCATTCGATGGGAGAGGGGCCGGGCGGTGGTGACGGCCGCTTGGTCGTCACCAGCCAGTCGGCTAGACGTTTCCCCGGTTCTCACTCGCCTCCTGGAAGGCGCGGAAAGCGTTGATAACGCCGCTGACAATCGGCTGCCAGTGTTCCGGGTGGTCGGCCACCCAGGCGACGAAGAGCGCGTTATCAAACTCCAGCGGCTCGGGATCGCCGCCGGGCAGCAGATCGCTTTCCTTGACACCATCCCAGCCGACGACGTAGCGGCAGGCGAAGTCGAAATTGATGCCGCTGCCTTCGGCGCCGATGCGCGCCACATCCAAGGGGCTAGGGCGGCGAATGGTGAATTTGAAAGGGCCGCTTTCGATGGTCGATTCGCGGCTTTTCTGGAAGCGCGCCAGATCGAGCTTTTTCATTGGATTACACCGCGCCGGTAACGAGGTTGCCGATTTGTGTAATCTTCGCTGGCGTCGTTGTGACGCCCTGCTTGCCGCCGCCCGGCGCGCCGGTGTAACCGACGGTGCCATACCATGCGGCCCAAGCGCCATCGGGCCATACTACCTTAAATCCCTTGTTGGCTAGTGTTGCGTAGGCAGCTCGCATGGCCTGCTGGGCGGCAGAGGCGGGGTCCCATTGCATAACGAGGTCATAAGACTGCGCGGTGGCGCCAACGACGACCATCTTGTCGCTGGTGTCGCTAACGGTGGTGCTGTCCGCCGTCTTGATTTCGCCACCTGTAGGGTTGAAATCCTGCACGCCATTAATCGAGGTGCCGAGCGTGACCTTCTTTGCCGTGCCCGAGGTGAATGTCGAATAGAGCGTGGTGTCGAGGCCAGTGACGCCATCGAGGCCGGCGACCTGGAAGGAGGTCGAGGCGACGATGTTGACCACCTTCATCAGTTGGCCATTCAGCTCCTGAATACCCTGGGTTTCGAGCAATACAAAATCGCCATTGGCAAAGGTGTGGCCGGAGGCACTGAAGACGCCGGGCGCGGCTTTGGTGACGGCGGTAATCGTCGTCGGTGCAGCGATAGCTGATTCCATATAGAGCTTCAGCCCGGAATTGATATGGATGGTCATTTGTTGCTCCTTAAATCATGACTGCCGGGTCGGCAGCGCTGGTGTAGTACTGGATTCGGTAGGTCAAGGTGATAGCGCCGACCGGCTTTTCGAGCTCGTCGTCGTAGTCGATTTCGACCCGCTCAAAAATGGCGCGGGGGTTGCTGGCCATCACGCTTTCGACTTCGAGGGCGATCTGATCTAGCGTGTCGTCGAGCGCGGCGCTGGCCATGGCGAAGCCGCGGATAGACACGGATAAATCGCGCAGCAAAATGGCGTCGACCGTGCTGTCGATTTGCTCGTCATTGGTGGTGACCAGCAGACAGGGCAGATTGGCGTCGCCTTGCGGGCGCATGCGCGAGGCGTGCACGCGGTTGCCGGTGGTCGCCAGGCCAGTCAAGGTGGCGACCAAGGCGGTGCGCAATTGCGTGCGGACGTGGCTCATGCTTTTTCCAGACGCAGCAAGGTGAGGCCGGTGCCGTCAGGCTCGATGCCGGCGACGGTGTAAGTCGTGGCAGCGATAACCAGCGTTTGGCCAGTGGCGACCGCGATGCTGGAGGGCAGACGGAAGACCGGCGACGAACTGGCGACCAGGCCAAAGGATTCGCCATAGGCGTTGTCGAAAATGCCGCGCACTGGCGCACCGTTCAGAGTGGCGTCCGCCCCGAAGTCGGCAAAGAAGGCGGCTTCGGCGAAGTTCACTCGGTTGCGTCCTTGGCTTTGGCGACTTTTTTCGGCTTGGCGGCTTCGATGAATTCGGCGCGGCCAATCGAGACGCAGTAGGCGGCGTCGGCCTTGCCCAGGGCAATGACTTCGCCAGGGGCGACGACTTTGCTCTGGTACATCATTGCCTTGAGGATTTTGATTTCGACCATGGTTTGATGCCGCCCGGTTGCCCGGACGGCGCTCCGCTTAGGTGATGGTGCCGACGACGGTGAAGGCGCCGGGGACGCGAACACCGACGTCGCAGGTGTAGAAGGCGCGGATGCCGGTGATGCCAGCGGCAAAGTTGGCAAAAGGATTTACGTCGACTTCTAAAACGCCCCATTCGGCCAGGATGGCTTGGCTGAAGTCGCCGAAAATCGCCGTTGCTGCCGGGAGGTTGTTTGAGGTGTGGGCCTGGTAGCCTTCTACCGTTCCGTCGTTGATGTTGCCTTTCCACAGCGTCACCGAGTCCGTCGAGGCGATGCGGGCGCGTTGAGTGAGCAGACCGGCAACGGTCGGCGTGGCGACGTAACGGCAACCGGCGTGCAAGGCATTGGCGGCGGCAACGTCGGTCTGGCATTCAATCAGGCCAGCGAGGCCCAGCGAGGTGCCGGAGACTGCGCCGACACCCGCGGTGCCGATAATGCCGGTCGGCTGACCAGAGGCTCCGGAGCCGGCGAAGACGGCGGCGTCGACCGAGCGGGCCAGGGATTTGGCGAGGTCGTCCATGATGAAGCTGTCGGCATCCGGGGTGGATTGCAGAAGCAACTGGCGGGTGACTTCGGTGTAGGCACCAAGGTTTTTTGGGCGAAGTTGCAAGAGGCCGATGGTCTGTTGCGATTCGGTGATCGCGGTGGATTCCGAGGACAACCAGTAGCCGGTAGCGGCGCCCGTGTGTTTGGTGATGTCGGCATTGCCAACCAGGCCGGACAGGGTGCGCACGCCGATCTCAGCGCTCAACATGCGGGCGCGCAGCATTTCGATAAAGTCTTGCGGGCGCAGCGTGGTGGCGACCATGTTGCCGCCGTTGGCCGCCGTGGCGACCAGCATGTCGCGCTTTTGGACTTCAAGCGGAATGAAAAACCCTTTGCCGGAGCCGGAGCGTTCCACACCGAGGCTGGCAATCTTGGAGGCGACGGCCTTGGAGGCTTCGCGCTCGAAGCCGGCGTCGGCCCAGTCGCCGGTGACCATGGCTTGCACGGCCTTGCGGATGCTGAAGGCTTGCGCTTCTTTGGTGGTCAGGCCAATTTCCGGCTTCCACTGGTTGCCGCGCTTGGCGATCAGGCCATGAATTTCGGCGGTGAAATCTTCGACCGATTTGCCGGAGCGAATGGCGGCATCGGCCATTGCTTTGGCGCCTTCGAAATCGGCGAACTGGTCGCCGATTTTGGCGATGTTTTCAATACGCTGCTGGGCCTT